TAGTAACCCGGATGATTTTCAGGCGTGGGCTTTAGAAACGCTGGGTCAGCAAAAGCTAGATATTCTGCGAGAAAAGCGAGAGAATATAAATCTAGCTAAAGATTACAAAAAGAATTTAAAAGACGTTGGAAAGCACTATAAGCTGGAGCTTGAAGCTATAGAGGCCGCAAGAGCCGGTGGAGCCAGCGGTAGAATAGAATTTACAGGATACGCATGAGCAAATTGACGTACAAAGTTTTATCGATTGAAGAGTTAAATGATTGGTATAAAGACAGCGGTAGTCGGTTTGAAGGAACGGACCGGGACGCAATTTTGACGATGCAGTTTTTTTTCCAAATGATGGAAGATTTTTTTGAGGTCAATGATAATTTGCTTAGTGAGTATGACGAGTTTGTAAGGGCGAAGATCCATTAAGTGTCGGTGAGCAAAGGGGTACTCCAAACGGGTGCTTCCGGCAGGTAAGGCACCAGACCCGACAAGAGAATTTTACCAAATTATATAGATTTGTACACATTTAAAAGGCAGGTGGAGCGTTGGTCCCTCGCAAGAGGTCTCCCGGCTCTAAAAATCTGAGGGTTCTCATCAAATCCTGCCTCAGCGTAACGAGTGCTTGGTAAGCGAGCTTATATTGGGAAACCTTGAGTGTACGCATAACCGGGGCGGCAGAACGCGATGAGGCGGTGCATAAGGCCGTAATCTGTCGAGGGAGAGCTCTTATCAGCGACTCCTCCCAAAGCCGACATGATGGCTGCGGTGGCTCACTAGGCATATCCTTCCGGGGGTATGCTAGGGTGAGTATTACCCAAAGTAACCTCCAATCAAACTACAATGGCTCATAAAAATGTACAAAATACTTCTTATAATGTTACTAATTATTCCTAGCTGCCAAAGCTACTCATCAAAAATACCTGAGAAACAACAACTTACAGAGCATAAAAATATTGCATAAAACAGTTGCACAAGTGTCACAGTAGTGTATACTAGTTCCAAGTTAAACAAAAAGGGGAACAAAATGATAACAGAAGCAAAAATTAGAAAAGCAGCAGGTAAGATGAAAGAATCCATTTGGGAGATTGATTGTCTTGAAGGCGAGTGGTTTGTGTGGCTTAAAGATGATTATGTGCAAGATGGCTCAAGAGCTCAAAGTTTTAATGTTTATATGGATGAGTCTTATGATCGCGTCAAATGGGAGTTTTCTAACGTTAGAAAATTAGAAGCAGGAGAAACTCCATAAACTACCTGCCCTCTTCGGAGGGCATTTTTAAACCAAAAAGGGAAACCGGCAAATGATTAAATTAGAGTATGCAAAAACCAGCGATATTATTTCTGAGAATCTTGATCTTCTTATAGATTGGGAAGATGACTCGCCTCAAATCAACGAGGTTGTGCCATCTCATGTCACTGACGCGCTTTTAGAGGTTTATGTACGAAATTATGGCGATGGGGTCGAGATGATGGGGTCCAGCATTGCAGCTTGCAATCATTTTGAAGCTGACCTTATGGCGGTTTTTGCAGGACGTATCCCGGCTGATGAGTTCATCAAAACTTATCGCAGTAATTATTTGCGAGCGAAGGATGAGGTTTTAAATTCGCATACTGATGAAATTTTTGAAACTTATGCCGCAAAGGAAGCAGATCGAGAATGTTAAGAGAGCATCAAATCACAGCCATTGAGATGGTCAAAGAGGAGCTCCGTAAGGGTAACAAGCGCGTTATCCTTGCGGCTCCTTGCAGTTTTGGTAAGACCATTACTTCTGTTGCGATTGCTCAGTCTGCGGTTGCAAAAGGTAAGCGTGTTCTTTTCATTTGTGACCGTATTAAGCTGGTAGAGCAAGCGTTGGAGGCATATGACAAGCATGGGCTGCACGTTGGCGTTTTGCAGGGTCAGCACTGGCGTATTGATTACACTGCACCGATTCAAATCGCTTCGGTTCAGACTCTGGCCCGGAGGCAGGAGTGGCCTCACATTGACCTGATTGTCATTGATGAAGCGCACACCATTTATAAAAGCGTAGAAAAGCAGCTTGAAAGGTGGGATAACTTGCCAGTTATAGGACTTACGGCTACACCCTACAGCAAGGGTCTAGGAAAGGTATTTGACTCGCTAGTGGTGCCAATTACGACCCGTGAGTTGATAAAAAAAGGATGGCTGTGTCCTACCGAGTATTACGTGGGTAGTTCGGTAGATACTACGGGCGTTTCGATGAAAGCTGTAAGCACTGGCGGCTCTGACTACGACCCGGAGGAGCTTGGAGAGAAAATGCTGGAGGGTAATCTTACTGGGGACATCGTTGAGAATTACCGCAAGCACAGTAACAATTTGACTCGTAGGGCTATAGCCTTTTGTCCGTCGATAGAATACTCAAAAAACCTCGTAGATCGTCTCAATGATGCTGGTATCCCGGCAGCACACATAGATGGGTATACGCCTGATGACGAGAGAGCATTGCTCTACGCGGATCACCGGGAGGGTATCACTAAAGTCTTATCGTGTAGCAAGCTTTTGGGGGTCGGATATGATGATCCGGGAGTGGAAATTCTCATTGACTGCTTTAAAACCAAATCTGCGCTCAATTTTGTGCAAAGAGCCGGCCGTATATGGCGTATTTGTGAAGGTAAGGAAAAGGCCACGTATCTCGATCACAGCGGTAATTTATTAGTACACGGCTATCCTGAAGATATTGTACCAACTCACCTTGACGATGGCGAAAAAAGGTATCAGGAAAAGACACTGTTGAAAAAAGACACTGAGCTTTTGGAGCACGTATGCCCTGAGTGCACATCGTTGTTTAAGGGACGTAGATGCGATTGTGGCTACGTTCTCCCCGGCGATGCAAAGATACTCAAGGACGATGGAACAGAGCTTGTATTGGCTGATGGAGAGACCTTGGTCCAAATGAAGCAGCGTTGGTTCTCAGAGCTGCTAGAATACGCCCACGACAAAGGTTTTAACACGGGATGGGTATCGCATAAGTACCGTCAAAAATTTGGCGTTTGGCCTCGGAATGTTGACAGGGTGCCAGAGCTATGCCAAAGCGCAGATGTGTTGGGATTTATAAAAAGCCAGCGTATAGCGTGGGCTAGATCACCGAGGAGGACAAGTCATGCTAGACGAGATATTGCCTCATCTTGATAAGGTCCGGGGCCGTGAAAACAACTATACTGCTTGTTGTCCGGTTCACGGAGAAAAGAATCCCTCCATGAGCCTCACAGAAAAAGACGGTAAAGTTTTAATTAATTGCTTTGCCTGTGGTGCAAATGGGTTGGATGTAGTCACTGAGCTCGGTCTATCGCCAAGCTTATTATTTCGTGATAAACTTGTAAAACAAGATAACTACTTGTTAAACAAGACAAAGTACGAAGATGAGATGTATGTATTGATTTATGATTCGGCAGTGGCGCGAGGTGAAAGGCCGAGGGCTGGTGATCTAAAGCAGTACAAGGTAGCAACTAAGCGTAATGAACAGAGAAGTAAACTTAATTTATAAAGGGGAAATATTATGAGAGTACAAACATCTTCCAATTACGATGCTTTTAAAATACTGGCAGGGAACAGAATCATCCGTCCAAGCCATGTTGCTAGAATTAAAAAAAGTATGCAGGAGTGCTTTATCCCGGTGCCAATCATTGTTAATGAGCACAAGTTCATTATTGATGGGCAGCATAGGGCTGAGGCTTGTAAGGAGCTCAAGATACCGTTTAAATTTATACAGATTGAGGGGCTTGGTTTAAAAGATGTACAAAGGTTAAATTCTGACAGTAAAAGTTGGTCTCTTGATGATTATATGGAAAGTTATTGTAATTTAGGCAAGCCAAGCTATGAGACTTATAAAAGCTTTAAGCAAAGATTTAAGTTTCAGCATGAGCCTAATTTTGCAATGTTAAAAGATTACGCTGCAAATTCTGACATTTGGAGAAAACATTTTAGGGATGGGGTTTTTACAATAAATGATCAAGAATTAGAGTTTGCAACAAAAAGTGCTTATAAAATTAAGCAAATGTCTAAGTTTTTTGAAAAACCTGTTTATGGGACAAGAAAAAGCTTTGTCCGGGCTTGCGTTATAGCTTTTAGAAAAAAAGAGTATGATCACAAGCAAATGATCCATAAATTGACCATAAGTAAGCGAGAACTAAAAGATCATCACAATCGACAAGACTGTACGCGAATGCTAGAAGATGTATACTTTTACAAAGTGCGTGAACAGGATCATTTTAGGCTGGACTAATGTTTAAGGATTTCATGCCGACAATTCACAGGGCCGCTGACGAGTTAAGTCTCGGCCTTGATAATGTTGATCAAAAGCAGGTTAAGGAGACGTATAATCTGCTGATAGCTTTGAACATTGAATTTTATTCTAGTTACCTAAAGCACTACACTGAGCACCTAATGTTGGATAAGGATAAGCAAGATGGGTAGACCAGAACGAGTGTTTACAGACGAAGAGATAAAAGAGATCAAAGAATTAGCACCGGCATTAACTCAAGAACAGTTAGCGGTCTATTTTGATATATCTATCAGAAACTTACGAGACATCTTAAAAAGAGATGACCGAGTTTTTGCCGCCTATACGAAGAGTCGATACAAGGAAGGTGTGCTTGCTGCTAAGACGCTCAGAGACAAAGCTATCATTGATAAAGATTTTCCAAGTCTGAAGCTTTATCTAAGTCAGACGCTTGGCTGGACAGAGAAGAGCAGGACCGAGCACGTTGGAGATGGAGGAGGACCAGTAGAGATAGATCAGCACTGGATCGTTGAGCTCGTTGCACCGGGAGAAGATTAATGCCATTGAGGAAGGGTAGAAGCAAAGAAGTCATTGCGGCTAATATACAGAAAGAGATAGCCGCTGGTAAGAAGCCTAAGCAAGCTCAGGCAATAGCCTTGAGCAAGGCCGGTAAGAAAAAGAAGCACACCTACGAATGAGCAGTAAAGAGATACAGGTCGGTGGATCTCATTACAAAGATATGGCTATACAGCCTATCGATTACATCATGCGTAACCGGCTAGACTATTGTGAGGGCAACATCGTCAAGTATGTGTCCCGGTACCGCTATAAGAATGGTATCGAGGACTTACGCAAGGCCCGTCATTACATAGATATGCTCATCGAGTCGGTCAATGAAGTCGAGGAGTGAGCTCCCACGAATCCAGATCCCTGAGAAGATGGGACGGTTCATCAATAACCCTAAGAGATACAAGATCGTTTACGGTGGCCGAGGTTCCGGCAAAAGCCAAACGATTGCCAGTCTATGTCTTATGGACGCATCTCATGGTGTTAGGACACTAGCCTGTCGCGAGTTCCAAAACAGTGTAGATGATTCGGTACACGCTCTTTTGGCCGGTCAGATAGAGTCTCTCAGCATGAAGGGCTTTCAAGTACAAAACTCTCAAATCCTGTTTCACGGGGAACCTTGCTTTAAGTTCCGGGGCCTAGCCAGAAACCCTGAAGCAATCAAGTCTATGCACACGGGTGAAGGAGGATTCAATCGGTTCTGGGTCGAAGAGGCACAGACCATATCCGAGGCATCTCTCAAAGCATTGACACCTACCCTGCGGTCTGAGGGCTCAGAGATATGGATGTCAGGCAATCCGCGCAGTTCAATGGACCCGTTCAGTCAGAGATTCATTAAGCCATTTGAGGAGCATCTTAACCGGGACGGTTTTTACGAAGATGATTTGCACTTAATCGTCAAGATGAACTACACAGACAACAAGTGGTTCCCATCGGTGTTAGAAGCAGAAAGGTTATATGACCTTCAAAATACCAGTAGGGCTATGTATGACCATATCTGGATGGGGCATCATCTCGATAGCGTTATGGATGCCATCATTGAGCCGGAGTGGTTTGACGCAGCAATAGACGCGCACGTTAAGCTAGGCTTCAAGGCT